CCCATCTTTTTGTTTCCATTTCTTTTACCCAATCATCCCATCTATCTTCTTTTTTTAATTTCATCTCAAAATCTATTTGACAATATTTACATTTTTGAAATCTATTATAAGTTTGTTGGTCGATTGTTTTTAATATAAGTTTTTTACAATCATCACATTTATCAAATCCTCTTGGTGGTATTTTGGTAATCTGTTTTCTTTTACCATCTTCTATCTTCCAACTACGACCACGAGCATCTGTCCACTCTTCACCCTCTTTTCTCTGTTCAATAGTTTTTGGTGTATAACCAACACCAGGAGTTCGCTTACCACCAACTCCAGCTATTAACTTTTTTACTTTTTCTATATTCCTACCCATAACCTAATTCCTTAGAATGTCATCATACCTGTTATCTGATTTATAGGAGCAAAAGCACCTGTAAATTTATAAATGTTTCCATTATATTTAAACACGATTCCTTCACTTGGTACTACAGCATCTAATCCACCAATAGAATTTAATTTATCTAATTGTTGTTTTAATTTATTTAATTTCTTTACATCACCACCACTTTTTATATCTTTTATAGCACTCTGTAATTTCTTTCTCATATTTTGAACTGATTTAGCTGGATTTACTGCCATCCAACCATCCATGTTTTTCATTATTTCAGCACCAACTTCAAAGAATAATTCCTCAAATGGTTTCATATTTTCTTTTACCATTTTTAGGTGGTCTTGTTTGTCTGTACTTAATACCCAATCTAAAAACTTTGGGTGGTCTTTTAAATCTTTTTTCATCATTGGTATAGTATATGATTTATCAAAAAATGCCCATCTTTTAGTTAACTTAACCAACACTTCGTTTGTAATTTTTGGATAATCAGTTTGTTTAGCACCATTCATAATCCACTCTTGCCAATACATCTGATGATATAAAGCAAAGGTGTCATTATCTTTTAAAGCATATCTACTTTGTAATTTTTGTAATCTACCAATAAACTTTTTTTTCATCTTACCAAAGTCTTGATGTTTAGGAACAGTAACAAAGTTAGGTTTAGATATCTTGTAGTGTTTCTGTATGTGTTGATTGACTTGTTTTATCATACCTTGTAACATTCTAGCACTATCTTTTGCCTGTCCGATGACTCTTCCACTATCATCATATTCCATAGCGCCGTGAAAAATTAATTCAGTTATATCGTAATTTACAACATTCTCACTAGCAGGCCACATGACTTCCAAACTCATAAATTTACTACCATTACCAAATATCTTGTCTTGTTGTTTTTTTGATAGAGCACTAATTGCCTTTGACAAATCTCTCATAGCATAAACAAAGGCATTTCTAATAGCACCACGACCTTTAAACTTCTTTTCAACATCTTTGATAGTTAATGCTGTTTTACCTTTATTTTTCAAATGACCTTTGTTACGAGCAGCAATAAGTTTACCATCTTTAAAACTAATCATTAGATTTTGTCCGTCTGTTTTTTCAGTAACATTATCCTCTCTGTTTAACTGACCACTTAATCCTAATTCAATAATCTTTTTTAAATCTTTAAATGTTAAATCTTTGTCATCGAAAGGATGACTCATGTGTCCGTATGCTCCTCCCATTAATAATAACTCCTTTTCTTCTTTGTATACAACTTTTAATCTTCCCTTGTCTATTTCTTTATCCTTATGTAATTTTTCCATTTCTGGTTTATTAATTACAAGTTTTGGTTTTTCACTTGGTGCATTACTACCAACACTTGGTACAGCATAATAAGCTTTTCTAAACCCAAACTTTTTAGCTGCAATATGACCTTTACCACCATATTTTTTAACCAAATCTTTTTCTGCTTCCTCTCTTGAATATCTAATTTTAATACCCCTACGCATCAACCTTTGTTTCCAAATCTTAACTTTCTTGGATACTTCTACTAATGACATTACTTCTTTTACAATAGATAATTCATCATGTTGGTCTTCCCCATCTCTTTTATCTGTAACTTCTGGTTCTTCATCATCCATTTGTTTTGCAGTTTTAGGACTATGTTTTACTACTAATTTTCTTGCCTTTGCTAAATCATCTACATACTCGTAATCTTGATTTTTTAAAATCATATCGATATGGTCTAACCATTTATTCCACAATTCAGTACCAACATAATCTGTTAAATTTTGAGCACTTGGTTCGTTTATACCAGCAGGACCAAATGAAACATTATCTACAGGACCATTTGGGTATTGAGTATCTTTATAATAAGAAACATCTTGA